ACAGCACCATAATCCAGTCTATGTCCGACAATACCATCGACGTCCCAATTGTTGCTATGGCGGTTTGCGCGATCGTCTTGATTGCCCTGATCCCTGCTGCTTTCATCCAATTTTTCATTTTTCATTCCTTTTCTTTTATACGAGAAGCAAGATAGCACCTACGATACTGCCGATAACAGCGGTCGCAAGTGCTGTAATAATTGCTGTTTTAATTTGTACCATGCGAGATGCCGGCTCATTTTCAAGTTTTTCCAGGCGTTTCCCCTGTTTTTCCAGTTCCTTTGCCATGCGCTCCATATTAAGGGCCAATTTCTCGATGGAAACTACGATTGAGTGTATGGCTTTCGCCTGTTCTTCCTGGGCATTCACGCGGTGTTTCAGCGATCCAATTTCATGCTCATGACCTTTTAAGGTTACTGCAATCTCTTCTTCTGTCATAGCACCTTCCTTTCTTGCGATGTCGCAATTTTTATTAGCCGGCCGCTGCCGCCTGTGTCAGTGATATGATGGTTGCTCCTTCCGGCATTGATAATGTAATCCCAGTACTGTAGTACGGTGAGAAATTACCAATAAGTATTTCATAGTTTCCATCCGCTGTGTCCCGAAAAATAGATGCAGACAACCCCGTTGATGGAATTACGGCATATGAGGCCGCTATCCATTGCGATGTGCTTGTAACCTTTGTGAGATCTACCGGTATGATAAGCATGATCGGATTATAGCTATTTGGAGCGCTTACCGCGCCCGTTAATGTGATTGCGAACGGGGTCTGACTCGCGCGGAATCTGCAGAATGCCATATAATTCGGCTCGACAACTATCGATTTCACTCTCCCGTCAATATACTCCTGCATAGTAACCGTCGAGTTGTCCGGGGCGGTGTATTTGACCTGTTTAGCTGTAGTCTCAACATTATAAGGCACCCATTTCCCATTACTATATAAATTTAATTTTGCGTCCATTTTTTCCTCCTTATGCTGTTCTCAGCCACATATAGCAAGTAATATATGGCTGTACTATACTTTGTGCGGTCGATAGCTGCGCATTTGTCCCAGGGGCAGAAGACCCCGTATTACCATGTCCGTGCGCCTGTCCGGATCCCACTGCCCCCGTGTCATGTATCCCTGAGTTGTAATAACCTTTACCAGTGCCCCAGCCCGTAAAGGATTCACCGGATCCGTCCATCGGCCATCTTAAAGCGTGGTTAATTGTGTGTGTATGAGATGGGATGTGCGCGGTTGTTAAAGTAAAGTTTGCAGTAGTGTGTGTGTGTGCATTTACCGTGTGTAAATGGTTTAAGTTTACAGTCTTTGCGCCCCCGGTTTTTTGTGAGGTGGCAAAATCCGTATCAGAGGTATCTACTCCCACGGGGACCTTACCGGCTCCCCATGCGGCCCATGTTCCGCCAAACAGGTTGCCGGGGTTAGCCGGGTTTACAGTCATGTAGATTGATCCGACCGGGTACATCGCCAGCAGTGAGATCTCGCCGCTGTTTATGCCAGACGAGCCATTCGATACGGTTTTTTCTATACCAAACGTGGGCCGTATTTCAACCGACTCTGCGGAATAGGCCTCCTCTACCTCCGTCACTCGTTCATTAATCTCAACGCCAAATTCTTCGTCGAGAGTTGTTACCAGATCCCCCAGATCCCATTCTGTCCGGTATCCATTCGGAACCACCTCACAGGAGTAACTTGTGACCGGCTGCACCTCTGCAAGTTTCGTCCGGCCGCGATCAGACAGGTTATTATCATCCTCGACGTCTCCCGCATCGACGGACATTTCGCGGCGCTCCATACCCTCTGCATCGTCCCCAACTATCACGAGCGAGCGATTAACACCCTCACCCTGTCCTGCTACGTATGCGGTTGTCTTGGCGTTGGTATCATCAAGCGTAAGCACCCTGTTTTCGACATTTTCAAAGTCCGGGCTAAAAACCTTGATGAATTCGGTATCCTGGCCTTTTGTGCGGTTAATGCCTTCACGCACCTCAAAAACCATTTTCCGGTTCTCAAAATCCAGCCAGATGACCGGCCCCAGCCCACTGACTGCGGATAACTCTGTTAGATTATCCAAAAGGTTAGCATACCGGCTCTGATAGCTCATAACAATGCCGCGCCCCTGATCAGGAGCCATTTCCAATTGCGGAAACTTGCGATTGGGATTTTCCGGGCTGTATGCGCTCTGTCTCACAAGCTCATGCATAATGCTTTCGACCGGCCCGCTGACGCTGATGTGTGTTTTCCCGGAGGGCGGCACCGTAACGCGGTCGGCAAGGATTGACAGCAAAGAAAATCCGCGAACCGTCAGCGTTTTGTCCTCGCTGTTGTACTCTGAAAGCTCAATCAGGCCGTTGCGGTACGGATCATTTCCGAGCATGATCACGCTCCCATTGACAAGGGAACAGGCATTGAGCTTCCCTGACAGTACGGCCATGAACTCGGAATATGTCCGCCAACGTCTTATATACTGCAGAGCATCGTAATCGTCGATCTCATCCATGAACACCAACTCCGGGCTGAATACCCGGATTGTCTCACTCAAATCTTGCATAGGATCACCCTACTCCGATCTGTGACGAGCCAATTCCATGGTCTATTTCAATTGTCTCCACTTCTTCAGGGATCTGGAGCCAAATGCTCCCTTCCACCGCACCTGTTGGCGCAGTGGATTGCACGTACATATTACGCCACCCCGCGGTCTGCTGCTGCGTAAACCAGGCATCCCAGCGCCGTTGAAACTCCGCGACCATGCTATTGTACTCTGTGAGGTTTTTGGGCCGTATCGCGCCGCATAGTGTCTGATCTGGGCGCTCGTCGTATAATGTAGTAATCTCTCCGGCCGAGGAAATTGTGTACCTGGCAAGTGATATCTCGTATATATTGCCATTACTGTCGCGCTGCAGGGGCGGCGGAACCGGATTACTTGCCTGCGTGCCTTGCTTTACGGTGCGAGTTATTGTCTTGAGTGGCACGTTTAGCTGCAAGACAACCCTGTCCGACCGGCTATAGTTCGTAGGGAGCGCCGGAACGTACACCTCTGCCTCCTCGCGATAAAAATAAAACCCGCGCACAATCGCGAAGCCCGGATGAAATGTCACTACCCTATTTTCTTTACTGACCCCCAGCGTCATATTTCCGCTGTCGTCGATGCTTACACCGCTTCGGTACAAATTGTTAAAATACTCGTTAAATTCCTCTTGTCCATATTCGTCATCGCCGTTCCAAAATCCCGTTTTAATCATTCTTATCCCTCCTATACACCCAGATACCGTTCCCGATAGGTGATTACTACCTGTTGGGGCACTGTGGCATTTTCTGTTTCATATTCGATGATATTTTCACCCGGGAGCAGCCAAAAATTGTTAAAACTGCCACTCCCCATCAGAGCAATATCGATATAGTTAAAGGCATTTGCCCTGACTCCGTTATGCTCGATCTCGACCGACTTGTTGCCAAAATCTGTATTTATATATAGCACCTCACTCGACGCCAATTGCCGGTTAACGCGTATTTCCGCGCCAGTCGTAACATTGCGCACAAGCGGATAGTCCGCGGGACCGTGAAACTCGATCATAGGAGGGGCCGGCAGATGCCCGCCATTTACAAAGATAGCCCTTGACGCTCCGCTTGTGCGCATTTTAAAGGGCAATGAAAACTTCCACTTCCATCCCCCAATCCACGTCGCGATCTGATCCATGAGGGTAGCGCCGAGAAAGGCTGGATTGATACATATAAGTTCAACCAGCCCTGATACGTGGTCATTTACGTTGCGGCTGTTTGTCGCAAATGACTGCACCTCATAGGCAATCTCCCTGATAGTTCCCATGTGTGACACGGTCAGCGTCCCCGTGCTGTATGGGGTAAAAAAACCAATTATATCCTGACGCATAGCCGCTCTGCCTGCAAAGTCCTGTGACTCAAATTCTACCGACACGGGGCGCGGAAGCATTTTCTTTCCGGTTATTTTCGCCCCGTACCCGCTGATGTTGTTTTGCGTTGTTATCTCATAGTCAGTGGACTCCAGGCCCGTATAGTCGACGATTCCGAAATCCACACCATCCATTATGACGGTGTGGATCCCGTTGTCAAATAATAGTGTGATCTTATCCTTTTGCAAATGCCAGCTCCCTTCCGACTTTTCGCAGTTCCCGCGATGTCTCAATTGGTGACTTAACAGGTTGATTAATATTAATTGTCTGCTTGACTGCGCCCGCATCCTTTACGCCCAAATCCACAGCCGTCCGCGTTACCTTAGCCGTCAGCTCCGTGGCCAGCTTATTTGTCTCCAGAGCCACGGTTAGCCGCATCTTTTCGACTGCCGCAGCCACGTCCATATTGTCCATGATTGCCTGCGCCATATCCTCCGATGCATTTTCCACCAGGTCAATGTTATCCTCGATACCATCGGCTCCCCCGGTGACGAACATTTCGCCCAGCCAGTATGCCTTTTTCGATGGGCTGCGAATATCCAGGGCTTTCTTGGCCGCATAGTAAGCGGCTAGTGCCATTGCCCTGGCCTGCGCTTCGGCTTTATATGTATGGATGCTGATACCATTTACCAATCCATTTACCAGCTGAGAGCCAAGCGTACTGCCCATGCTGTACAGATTCGCATTCATGATTCCAGAGATGGCGGCATTCGCGAGTATTCTTCCCGCCGCTCCTGCTTCAGATGCTCCATTGCTCACTCTCTGTACGAAGAAAGTCACCGCATTTCCGGCAATCGTGACCATTTGCATAAGATTGGCCATGTTCAGCCCTATAAGGATGCCGCCGGCAAGCTGCATCCCTGCCTGTATAGCATCCGCCACTTTACTGTTAACTGCGCCGATCACCCCCGCCAGCATAAGCTGTACATTTGTCACCAGAGTAAACTGCATATTTGCAGACATAAATCCGGTCTGGATTGCCATCGCGATTCTCTTCCCCGCTTCCGTCATGGTACCGGTATTGCTGTTAATCGTGCTTAACATCTGCATGATGGCGTTATGCACGGCAGCGGATATCCCGGGTCCGATATTTCCGCTTGAGATTCCCATACCAAAGGAATTTAATAAATTTACTCCGGTAGCCTGCAGGATCCCCATACCGCCCTGCAATGGATTTAACAGGCTGCCAAGCATTCCTTCCCCGGCAAGCGCCCCCGCCGTGGAGATATCCGCCGCGGCAATCGCCTCATTGGGTGCCTCGACTAGTGAAGTACCCGCTTCGGCAGCCTGTGGGACACCTTCTTCCAATGTGCTGTTATACGCTTCCGTTGTTCCGGCGGCACTCTCCGTAGCTGCCGAAGTATTATCCGCAGTTCGAATGGCTTCCTGTCCGGTTTCAACATATTCAACTGCTGCTGCTGCAATCTCTTCCTGTCCTTCATCGAAGGTCTCTACCGTTGTATCTGTGGTTTCCCGCACTTCCTCCTGGACTGTTTCCGGCATTTGGGATTCCGATATTTTTCGATTGACAATCCCCGTCCATTTAGCAATTTCCACCCCGGACAGGTATGCCAATTTTGCATATTCCAGCTCTGATAGCGCAAGCATCACTTCCGCTTCGTCCACCATCTCTTGGGTGATGGTGTTACTACCCTGCTCCATCGCCAATTTCCGGTCTTCATAAGTTTGTCGGGTGTCTTTTACCTGCTGTGCAAGCGTCTCATTGGTGGATTCACTCGCTGACTTGAAATCATTCTTCATCTTAATGAGCAAAATTTCGGTTTCCGCAGAATCGGTCGCTATAGCACCCGATAAATTTTCATAGTTCGCAATGGTTGAATTGTATTCGGACAATTTTGTCTCAGCTTCTAAATAAGCCTGGCCCGCATCATCCAACTTTGGCTGCAGGGTATTCATTGCAGCTTCTTGCGCAAGTAACGCACTTTCCTGTTCAAGCTGCGTGAGAGTAAGGTTCCATAAGGCTGCATCATATTCCTTACCGCTTGTTATCCCTTGTTGGACAAGCTTATTATATTCTTCCTGCGCAGCCGTGTGATTCTCCATTGCTTCGGTATAAGCATCTTCATACGTTTTTGCTTCTGCTTCCAGATCATTTTTATTACGCAGGGCTTCCGCATGCTGGTCTAAGGCTTCCGCCCTTCCCCGTATGGCATCGCTGTAGTCCTTATTGTAGACATTGAGCATTGCCTCCGCTTTTTTCTTCAGGATCAGGCTGTCAATGGACTTTTCCAATGCTTCATAGTTCTGGATTACACCATCTGTAATCGTTATTTCAATTCCAAGCGCAGTTGACAAGGCACCGGTAATAAAGGCGGCTCTTTCTTCGTAACCCTCGTCAATTTCCCCATTGATGTTTACATGGTCCCGTAGTTCTTCCAAGAGAGTCTGTGTATAGCCAAATTCAGTCTCTATGGCTTTGACACCCTCCTGACGCGCTTGTTGTACTTCGCGAATGGCTTCCGCTTCCTCAGCCAATTGTCGATTGAACTGTTCTGTTTTTTCTATTTCGGCATCCTTGGCCGAGGTCAACGCTGCAATGGCTACGCCTACCCCAACAGCAGCCGCCGTTACGATAAGAAATGGATGCGCGCTTAAGACAGAAAACAAATTTTTTAATGCTTCACCACCATTATTAATTATATTTGTCAAAGAAGACAAAGTCCCAATAATGCTTCCTATACTGCTTTCCAAGTTAAAAACAAACTGCCCTACATTCCCAGTCTCTTTTCCCATCTGTCCAGCGGCTTCTCCCATTTCACCCACAGATACCGCCAATTGCGAGATCTCTCCTGACATGTTAAGAACACTGATTTTAAGCGTATCGATGTTTTTGCCGAGGCCATCCACCGTTTTCTTGATTCCCGCGAACGAAGAGGCAAACTCCCCTGCCATCTTATCTGCATCACCACCCACCTTCGCAAGGGCTTTACCTACCGAGTCGATCGCCGCTGCGGTCGCCTTCATTCCCTTGCTTGCCAGGTCTGCTAATCTTCGCAGACCTGCTTCTATTCCAGAACTGTCTAAATCTGTTTCAATTATAATTTTTCCATCTGTCAAGCTTCTCCACCTGCCTTTTATTTATGCAAAGCAGGTGTGCCGCTACTCTGTGGTGCCGCTGCTCTCTTTTTCTTTGCAATAATTTATGATATTTATCCTATGACTCGCATACCTGTCAGGGTGAAGCACCCTGACAGGGTACGCGAGTCCCTGGATTGGTTCAACTAAATTCAGAGGGCGAGTCAAAAACTCCCTCTGAACTAAGTCCACTTTATTTTTCCACATCGCGGACATTTGATTTTACCCTTTACGTGATCTGCCAGAAGAAGCGTACGTCCGCATTCCCTATATTTGATCTTCTCCATATTTCTCTGATTGTCGTTGTGCCGAATATGTGTTATAATCACTAATAAAAAAACGAAGGAGGCACTTATGAAGAAAAAAAACCGTTTTGAAAGTATACCAGCGGGTAATTTTACTTGTATTTATGTGGATATAGAAACAGGGGTAAACTATTTATTTGTTAAGCATTCAGGTGCCGGTGGTCTAACTCCCCTGCTAGATAAAGATGGCAAACCTGTTATTACCCCGATCGATAAGGATTAAGTATCTTGCGTGGCTTCCGCCACGCTTTTTACACTTTATCTTCCTATACTCTTCAATCCGCATTTATATGACGTTTACTTTCCCTCTTGCCAGCTCTGCTAATCTTCGCAGACCTGCCTCTATTCCAGCGCTGTCTAAACCTGTTTCAATTCCTTCCCTTTCTTGGACCACTGTTTTTATCGGCAGTACCTCTGCCGCCGTGAAAGTTTATTTCTCATTCCACAAGAGTGATTCCCCGCCAGCTTAAACGTTATGGGGGGAGGACATAAAAATTCCGCAAAACTATCGTCAGCTATAATTCCAACCGACTCCAAGTCTTTTTAAATTCTGTCTCCATGTTCTCCGTTCAAGATTTCTCTGATTGTCGTTGTGCCGAATATGTGCTATACTCAATAATAAAAAACGAAGGAGTCACTTATGAAGAAAAGAAACCGTTTTAAAAGAATACCAGCGAATGTATCAATGAGCGATCCTGTTTATATTTATGTGGATACAGAAACAGGTGTTAATTATTTATTTGTTGATAGGAACACTGGTGGTGGTCTAACTCCCCTGTTAGATAAAGATGGCAAACTTGTTATTACTCCCATCGATAAGGATTAAGTATCTTGCGTGGCTTCTGCCACGCTTTATACACTTTATCTTCCTATACTCCTCAATCCGCATTTATGTAACGTTTACTTTCCCTCTTCCTTTCTCCCGACCTTATGCCCCTCACCCTTCCTGGATACAAATCCGGTAGCACCACCTCTCAATCACTTATAATAGCACTTATGAATGTCACTTTTCTGGTCAGCTTCTGTCAAGCCTTTCCACCTGCTTTTTATTCGTTACAGGTGTTCCGCTGCTCTGTGGTACCGCTGCTCTCTTTTTCTTTGCAATAATTTATGATATTTATTTTTCCACATCGAGGACATTTCATTTCACCCTTTACGTGATCTGCCAGAAGAAGCGTGCGTCCGCATTCCTTACATTTGATCTTCTCCATTTGCCACCTCTAATGTTCTGATATCTCCGCCTTCCAGCAAGATCCGTTCCAATTCCTTCTCTTCTTCGCTTTTCTTTCTTTTCGGCAGAGCATACAACCTTTTGAGCTCGCGGTAATGCTTTTTTTGCTCGCTTGACATTTTTCCGTCAAGTTTCATCGCCCTGATTTTGATGATTTCCATAATTTTCCGGTCATCGGAGAGAGCGTCAAACATGGCTTTAAACTGCCACCAGTGCAGGAAGTCCACTTTCTGCAAGTCCACTCCGTACTGATCCAAAAAAGAGGCATAGATATACTGGTCATCGTGTTCGTAAGAATAAACGACCTCATTCGATATCTTTCCTCTGGCTGCTCTCTCTTCTTTCCCACACCGGTAAAACCAAATCATTTGATTTACCGCCTCTTCCCCGCATTCTCCCGGAAGGCTTTTCCATGAGCTGCCATAATACAACTGCAAGGCTTTTAAGATCTTTTCTTCCTTCCCAAGTGCCTCATTCTGCATGAGCAGCTCAAATTGGATGGAGACCCGGAAATCGGTATGGATACCAATCTCCAGATCTCCTATTTTTACTTTTTCCGGGAGAGCATCCAACAGGATACTCATTACTTCGCCCGGCGCTGTGCCCGGTTTGCCGTTGAATATTTTTTTTGGATGGACTTCGCCATTTCATCCAGCTCTGCGCGCTGCTTTACCACTTCATCCGTCAATGCCTCGAAGGCCTCCACGCACACCTTGAAATTATCCTGCTCGCCGCATACCTGATCGCCTGTCCCCGGTCCGAAAATATCGTCAAACACTCTTTTTACTGCAGGGCAGGCGACGGCGTAAAGTTCGGAAAGCTTTTTTGAGCTTTCGATTTGGCTAAAGGTTTCATTGATAACCCCATAGGCCTCTTCATACAATTTTACTGTTTCCGCGTCAAAGATATCGAAATCCAGATCCATGTCATTTACTGTAAACATGTCTTTCCTCCTATACGGTCTCTGTAAAGGTCTTCGTGGTAATATCAAACTTTCCTTCGATCATATCTCCCTTTGTTAATAAATTTCCAGTGGCTGTCATTTCGCCTTCACTGTCTGCGAAGTCGACCACCTCTACCGCCACGTTAAACTTACGTGCTTCGTATTCCGTGCCGGAGGCCCCCACTTTTTTATCAAGATCTACCCGGATGTAAGATGTCTCTGCTTCTGCGCCGGTCAAACGTTTTTCTCCGATGTTTACAATAAACTTAACAGCCGGCTCGCTGACAATCTGATCGGTCTCAAATGGGAAAGAGGAGTCATAACCAATTACTGACTTAGTCGCCGATTTGTCATTCACATAACGTTTGCTTGATGTCAGTGCCGCCGGTGATTCATCCAGCTTGGTAAAACCTGCTCCCATGAGGCTATACGTTTCCGTTCCTTCGCTTGTGCTCGTATTCAGGTAATCTGCAATACCTTTTCTTTCTTTTACTGCCATTTCTTAGTCTCCTTTTTTGTAATATTCCAGTCTACACGGGATTCTGTACTGTACTCTTCCGTATTCGGTGTCAAACACATAACCCGATGTAGTTGCCTCTAGTTTCATTACTTCCATTCCTGCCGGAAGAATCAAAAGACTCTTTGACTCTCTCAGCCATTCCGAAAAACCATCGTAAAAAGCATTCGTATCGATGTTTTCATCGGCATCATAAAAATGCCTTCCGGCGAAAACAAACGCCTCCTGGTAAATTCCGGATCCGTCTAAATAGGTTTTAATCTTTGTTTCTACCGGTACACGTGTAATCATGTAACCGGAATCTTCTTCCAGCACATCCATATCGACCTTTGTAAAAAGCCCCTGGCTTTCTTCCAGGAGCGGGCAGGTCTCAATATGCTCTTGCAGGCACTGCATAATTCCTTTAACCGCTGTGTTCACTCTCACCACTCTTACCCTCTGCATATTCCGCTGTCGATGAAGCTGCCAAATAAGCTTCCTCCTTCATTACTATATCCGGCTTATATGCGCTGCTGATGCCTCTTACCCAATGATTCGGCTTGAACCGCGCGGCTTCCTCTTTGATAAAAGCAGTTGGATCTTCCTCTTGTAATTTCCTCATAAAATCATCGGCACCTTGGAATTTACCGTCTTCCAGTTTGAATTTCTGCTTTTTAAACTCATTTACAGCCGCTTTCCTGGCAAGTGAGGAAGAGAATAGGAATCTGTCCAGGTATCTTTCGGCTTCAAAATCGTGCTGCTGCCGCCGGATATCCTCTTGCAGCTTCTTTGTATCCTGCTCATACCTGCGCTTCCATGCCTCTGCCGACTTTTTAATTGCCTCCACATCCATGGCTTGAAAGGATTCTAACCGGGCCTTGCAGCCTTCTGCTTTTCTTTCCAGTGCTGCATACTTCTTTTTGCTCACATATTCTCCGGAGTTTAAATTCACAAGTTTTATCTGCTTGTTTTTGTTTTTCTCTGCGCTATTGTAAGCTGTCAGCCTCTGCTCAAAATCTGCATACCCATCGCCTAAAATACTTTTTAAAAATTCCATTCCTTCCCTTTCCTGGACCACTGTTTTTATCTGCGGGTTCTCCGCCGGCCGTGAAAGTTTATCTCTCATTCCACAAGAGTGATTCCCCGCCAGTTTAAATGTCATGAGGGTTTATGGGACATGAAAATGATTAGAGGGAGTCAAAAACTCCCTCTGAACTAAGTTTCACTTTATACTAGCATAATAGCACATATGGATGTCACTTTGTGGGCAGCTTAAAATGATCGTAGAATTATTCAGCCACCGACACCCTCAAATGGACGCCTGTCTCCACAAAGCGTCCATTTGGATATCCCACAGAAGGTATCGTGTGCAATGCACTAAAAGCACCTTCTGAAATCTTTATATTAACATAATAGCACATATGGATGTCACTTTGTGGGCGGCTTAAAATGATCGTAGAACTTTCTTGACGCTGTCCGCCTATCCATATGTACTTCCTCGCCAATCTCCTCCCAGTTCATATGGTTCACGCACCGGAGACGGATAATTTCTCTCACCTCACCATCGCTGATCTTGTCGATATATTCGTTGATTCGTTTTCTTTCGTTTTGCAGCCCTTTAAGATTATATTCGATCATATCCTCAATGCGCTTTTTTTCCTCTGCGTACCAGACGAAAAGATCCCTCGCCTCCCCGCCTCTGGGCATGCCCGTAATCACATTCCCTTTATACGGATTAAAGTCCTCCAAAGCAGCTAATTCCAGCTGCAGCGATTTCAATTGAAGCAGAATATACGGAATTTGGCTTAGTTCCTCTATCGTCAATAGACTCCCTCCTTTTAAATAATTTCCTCGATGCCTTCCTTTTCTCTTCTATTTCCCGCTTTTGTCCTTATTGCTGCTGCACTTTTTGTTTTCTTGTGATGCGAGTAAGGTTTTAGCGCCAAAATTAAGAAGCTTTACTAAGTCAGGCCTTAGCTTCTTTGCCGTTTCATACATTTCCTTCAAATCTGCTTTTATCTCATCCTCCACATAATCGCCCCTCTTTCTTGTTGATGGACTAATAATATCACCTATTTTATTGTTTGTCAACTATATTTACATTTTTTTCTTGTTGACTAACCATTTTATGAGTGATATACTTATACCAAGAAAGGTGGTGCCTGAAGGATATGGAACTGCATGAAAGAATAAAATATTTACGGAAAACTTACCTGAAGCTTTCCAGAAAAGATTTTGGAAGAATATTGGGTACGAGTGAATCTGAGATTGCTAATATAGAATATAACAGATTGGCCAAACCAGAAGCAAAAGAACCCTTGCTGAAGCTCATATGCAAGGAATTTAACATTAATGAACAATGGCTGCGTACTGGCGAAGGCAGCGTCGAAGAGGAATTAACTGCAGATGAAGAATTACTTAAACTTTCTGCTCAATTACTAAAAGAAGAAGATGAATTGTTAAAAGGATTTATCTTGACGTACGGGAAACTCAATAAAGAAAATAGAGATCTCATTAAAAAATTTGCTTTCGATATGCTTAAAAATATGCAGTCATAAGAAGTATATTGCGCGCGAACCTCACATGGTTCGCGCGTAGCCGCCAAATAAGAGCGCACTCTAGCGTAGTGTACACTACACTAGGTATAATACTTAATAAAAATATATATTTTCTTTAGTAACTCCGTTTCACTGATCTTATTAAGTTTTTCAATTATCATACGAATGTAATCTTCTTTGCTCATATGTATCTCCCTCCATATCTCGTCCCAACACAGATTACCTGTTTTGTATTATAAAGTATATGGTGGGAAAAATCAATACTTTTGCAGAACATTTGTTCTTGTTTCCAGCTTTTAGCGCGTAATTTGGATAAAAAGCATGCGTATATGGAAATATTAAAACGGAACGTCCTTTTGTTTCGTAGCTGGATTTTACTGCATGGGCTTGAAAATTTTTACATAACATGAT